GCCGATCCCCCATCATGCACCGACGCATTTGGATAATGGAGTCGACCCGATCCCGGTTGCCACCATTGCTCGCACCGGATCTTTGCCAAAGCTCAGCGGCAATCAATCCGATGCATTAGCCGGCGATGGCAGTTGGCAAAACCGATTTTTACCGCCGGGCGTGATGATGGATTTCGCCGGCGATACGGCGCCAGGTGGCTGGCTTTTGTGCGATGGATCCGAAGCGAGTCGGACCACTTTCCCGGCGCTCTTTGCCATTATCGGCATCAAATACGGTGCCGGCAATGGAACCACCAGCTTTAATTTGCCTGATGCCCGGGGCCGGGTTGCCATCGGTGCAGGGCAAGGGAGCGGCCTAACCAATCGTACATTGGGCCAATCGGGGGGAGCCGAAGCATTGCCGATCGGACTCAATGAATTGCCTCCGCATATTCACCCGGTGAATGATCCGGGCCATTTACATACCCTGACTGATCCGGGGCATAATCACCCGCATTCTGATCCCGGTCATAGCCACGGTATTACCCAAACGCCGCACGGGCACGCGATCACCGATCCGGGACATGTCCACCCGTTAAATTCACTTCCTAACACCTCGGGCGGAGCTGGTCCGGTGGGCGGAGTAATTACCCAACAGCCTGGCCCGACCGACACCACCTATTCAGCACAGACTAGGATTGGGATAGTTGCTGCTGACGCTAATCTATCAATCAATTCTAATCCCTCAAATGTGATCAATGTCGCCGGGCCCACTGGTATAAGTGTTCAAAGTCAGCCGACCGGCATTTCGGTTGGGGCCTCCACTGGAGCTGGCGCGGCTCATAGTAGTCTGCAACCGTTTTTTGTGACTAACAAAATCATTAAAACATGATTCCGGTAACGGTTACGCCCCAATTCCCGAGCTCTTTTGCGGTTTCGCTTTATGTATTCCGAAACCAGCTTTGGAAACCCGATTTTCAAATCATTGATGACTCCGGCAAGACCCTCGATCCGACCAGCGCCATTCTCGCCTTAATTATTGCTCCGCTCTTGAGTGATGGACTAAGGCTTGATTCCGCGGTCTTAGCTAAAAAGACTTTCACCGTTGATGCATCTAAATCAGCAATCTTTTCCTTTTCCGGTTTGGAAACAAAGACCTTAGCAATTGAAGGAAGTTACCGCTGGTATTTAGAACAACAGATCGCTGCAGAAAGCTCCGTCCTGAGCGCGGGCCCGCTCGTCGTAATGGATGCGCCGATTTTCCCACCCTAATTCCAAAATTCCTGTAACCCTTATGAAACGATTATCAATATTCCCTTTGCTGCTATTCGCTAGCTACGCTAACGCCCAAGTATGTCCCGAATGTGGCCGTGGCCAAATGCTCTTGGCCCAAAATGCAACGCCACCGAGCGAATCGCTGGAACCGATTCCCAATACCGGCCTTGGTTCCCAATTACTCGGCCAATTGCAAGTCTCGGCCATTATCGGGCATATGATGGTTAAAGGGATTTTGGATAAAAACGCGCGCCCAAATATTCTGGTGATCATGGCCGATGATGTCGGGATCTGGAATCTGTCTTGCTATCACCGCGGCCTCATGGGTGGTCGGACTCCGAACATTGATAAAATAGCAAGCCAAGGCGCGATCTTTACTGCTTACTATGGCCAACAGAGTTGTACCGCTGGCCGGGCAACCTTTCTGACTGGTCTTTCGCCCATGCGAACTGGGCTTGCCAAAGTCGGCTTACCCGGGGCGGCCGAAGGCTTGCAAGATAGCGATCCGACATTAGCCGAGCACTTGAAAGCTTTGGGTTATAGCACCGGACAATTTGGTAAGAATCATTTGGGTGATTTGAATAAGTTCCTTCCGACTGTCCACGGGTTCGATGTTTTCTTCGGATTCCTTTATCACCTCAATGCGCTCGAGGAACCATGGCAAAGCGGTTATCCGCCAGCCCCATTTTATGCCAACTTCGGAATTGTGGATTGTCGGGCCAGCCTAATTGATGATCGGCGCACTGATCCACGCTGGGGCCAGGTCGGCAAGCAAACCATTACTGAGGAAGGACCATTGCCGCCATGGCCAAACATGGCAACCCCAAAAGGAATGCCATCGCCCAAATATGATATGACCACCTACGATGAGGTTGTTACCGATAAGACAATCGATTTCATGACCACGGCCGCCCGCCGGAATAATCCGTTTTTTGTTTGGTACAATCCGAGTCGGATGCACGTTTGGACGAACCTCTCGGATAAGTGGAAAGGTAAATCAGGGTACGGGTTGTATGCCGATGGAATGATGGAACTTGATTCCAATGTCGGCCAATTGCTCGATACTCTGGATAAGCTCGGGATTGCGGATAATACGATTGTGCTTTTCACGACCGATAACGGTGCCGAGCTCATGACCTGGCCCGATGGCGGTAACACACCATTTCGCGGTGAGAAGGGCACCACGTTCGATGGTGGGTTTATTGTCCCATTGGTAGTAAAATGGCCGGGCGTCTTGGAACCAGGCACCGTAATCAACGATATCATGAGCGCAGAAGATTGGGTTCCGACTCTGACCGCCGCGGCCGGCAATGACAGCCTAACCCAAGATCTTTTAAAGGGCACAAAGATTGGCGACAAGAGTTTCAAGGCGCATTTAGACGGTTACAATATGTTGCCTTATTTCGCCGCAATCACGCTTAAGCGAAAAGATGTCAGCGATCCGCGCCAAGAGTTTTTTTACTTCAGTGATAATAGCGAATTATGCGCGGTTCGATACGGGGATTGGAAAATCAATTTCAAGACCTTCGAAGGTAATCTCTTAACTGGCGAAACACGCCAGGCCAATGTGCCGTTAATCGAAAATTTGCGGATGGATCCCTTCGAACGATTCCATGAGGAATCGATGCTCTACGGCGAATGGTTTATGCGCAATGCCTGGGTACTAGTGCCGACTCAAAAAATTGTCGGCCAATTCATGGCCACTTTCAAAGAATACCCGCCCAGCCAGGCTGGCGGCAATTTCGGCGTTATGTCGATGCAACATGATTATGATGAGTTGAGCGGCGCTCCGACCATGGGGAAATAAGCAATCACGCAATGGATCAGGCACAGATAACAAAGATGGTCGCGGCCGTTGGCGGCGGTCTACTATTGGTGATGCAGACCTATACCGCAAGCCAAGTGCCGGGAATTGAGCACGGTCAAGATGAGATTAAACAAGAGTTGCTCGTCGATATCCAAAGCAAACACTACGAGGTCTTAGAGAAAATTCTTGAAGTCGATGGGGCGAACCAAAGAGAGATGATCAAATATCTGGATGAGATCGACAAAACTTTGAAAGAACAAACGAAAGGTAATTAAATGGCAGCTAAACACCGTCAGGAAATGGGCCAGGCGATTGTTGAATTTGAAGGCCGTTACAAGGACCGAAAACTGCAAGTTTATACGTTGCCGATGGGCGACGGCGGAGGCGCTTATGAGATTGCTGGGATCAACGACCGTTATCACCCTACGATGGCAAACAAACTCAAGAGACTGATTGAAAGTGGTGGGCACACTCAAGCCGAGAAAGAAGCGGCCGCCTACATCGAAGAGTACACCCGCCCGGTACTAAAGTTCTTTCCGGATGCGGCGACCGCTGAAGCCAATGCGGCCATCGAGTTTATCTTGCGCGACACGGCATTTAACCGTGGGGCAAAAGGCGCTGCGACCGTACTTCAGATTGCGCTTGGCATGACGGCGATCGACGGGGTCGTTGGACCCGCGACTCATCGGGAATTTGCCAAACAGTTAAAAGAACTTGGTCCTGAAAACATTCTCCGGCGATTAACCCAAGCGCGGCAAACCTACGAGCGGACTTCCTACCCATGGAAGAAAAGTACGCGGGATGAAAATTCCAAATTCTGGAAAGGCTTGAGCAGCCGTTGGAGTAAAGCCCATCAGGTCGCTACCACCCGATTCGTATAATCCCTGAAATTTTAGCGAACCAAACACCCCAAATAAAAATAATATGCAATCGCATCTAGTTAAAATCCAAGTCTCCTACTGGCTGAGAGTGCCCAAAGGCTCTGTCCCAGATATTGATAATTCATTACCGGCACTCGATCCAGAATATGGACAATTGCCGATTGGACCGGCTCAGCCAGGGCAACCGGCCCATCCGATTTATCGACCCGGGGCTAGACCGATCGATCCGGCTTATGGAATCGAAGAAG